GTCGAAGAAAAAAAGAAAGAATATTCAGAATTGCCGAATGATTATAATCTTTCATTCGATGTCGAGACAAGTCCGGCTTCTGAATATATCAGAGATCTTGAAGAATTACAATTGAGCCAAAAGCAAGGCAGTATAAACAAGACAACAAATGATGAGCTTCGAAATATCATCGCGTCATGAATTGATGAATGATATTCTTATGGACAAATCGCGAAACAAATTCGCGAAACTGATCCGTTTGTATTCTCGAAGAAAAGAGCAAATCTGATTGCCGTTCAAGAAGTCTGACAAGCTTATTGATTTGCAAACTTTCAGCCGTTGAAAGATATGAATGAACAATATTGATTTGTATTCGAGAAGCTTTGGGTGACTTCACACGATCCGAAAGTTCGAAAGACGCACAAAGAGAATGAAGCAATGGGTTGGATTTGAATAGACGAATTATTCATCACATGAGATGAATATGCGCCGTCAAAAGACTTTCGTTGTCGTTGTTATATGAAAGACCGAATTGTCGATCTGAAAAAATATCAGATTTTAGAAAATAAAGATATAAAAATTTCAATCAATCTGAAACGAAAAGAATATATTTCGTGAAAATTGACTTTGAAGAAAAAAATTTGCAAAGAATAAAAAAACAATACAATTCAATTATATATTTTAATATTATCATTTATGAAAAAGTCATTTTTTAATTTTGAATTCAAGTCAGTTGAGATAAAAGATTGAAAAGTCAAAATCAAAGGTTTTGCTTCGACACCAGATGTTGACAGATACGATGATATCGTTGACACAAAAGCTTTCGAAAGTTCAATGTCGACTTATATGAAAAATCCGATAATTCTTCTGCAACATGACAGCGACAAGCCGATTTGAAAGTGCATATCATATGATCTTTCAGACAAAGGCCTTGAAATAACAGCAGAAATCACAGAGAATACTGATTGAGTTATGGAAAAGCTGACGAATAAAGTTCTTTGAGCTTTCTCGATTGGCTTCATCGCGAAAAAATGGGAAATGACCGAAAAAGAAATAAATTGAGAAGCAAGAAGAATTCGTGAAATCAAAGATCTTGATTTGGTTGAAATTTCAGTCGTATCGACACCGGCAAACGCAAACGCAGTCTTCACAATATCAAAATCATTGAAGAAACTCTTTGATGAAGTTGAAAAAGAAGCTGACACCGAGCAAAATGAAGAAGAAGCCGTTGCTGACGAAGTGATTGAAGTTGAAACGATAGAAGACAAGACAGAAGATGAGAAAACTGCTGAAATCGAAGAAAATGACGCCGAAGAAAAAGCTTGTTCTAAAAAACCGAAGAAGATGAAGCTTAAAAAAGATTATTTTGAAGAAAAAAGAGTTCTGCTCGCATGAGAATTGTCAGTTGGTGATCTTGTCAGATTTACAAAATGCGATTATAATATGTGGGAATGAACTTCTGAAATAGAAGTTGAACAAGGCGAGATAATAAAAATCATTGAAAATGAAGATATAACAAATCCGACGCTTTATATTCTCGAATATGAATTGACGCTTGATTGATTTGTCCCTTCTGATGAAATGTGCGTATGCAGTTTCAGAGAAACAACAATCGAGAAGATCACTGATATTCAGATGAAAGAAGTATCTGATGAACTTATTGAAAATTGAGAAGCAACTGATGAAGCAAATTCTGACGACGATGAAAAATCTGCTGAAACGCAGACTGACGAAAGTCAAGTCGAAGAAGAAATTGATGAAACTGATATTGAAATAAATATCGAAGAAGAAGTTGAAAAACACTTCGCAACGAAGTCTTTGAAGCTTGACGAAAGTCTTGAAGCAAAGCAAAAACTTTTTGAAGAAAGAATTGATGAGAAGTTGTCAGCTCTTGAAGCAAAAGAAATCGCGATAAAAGCAATCTATAATGAAAACGCAGAAATCAAGAAAGCCGTTGACGCGAAACTTGAAGAAGCGAAAGCAATTATGGAAAGACTTTTGAAAATCGCAATCAATAAGTGAAATGTCGTTTCAGTTAAGAAACAATATAATCCTTATTGACAAGCTTAATTTTTATTTTTTTTATTTTTACAAATTATGTTTAAAAAAGTTTGAGAAGCGTCAAATGCAAAAAGCATTATCGATGTCATTTCTTCTACATTAAAAGATGAAGGCTTTGAAAGCAAAGCTTATGATCTGAACGAAGCTCTTGAAATCAAGTCACTTGAAACAAAAGCAAACGAAATCATGCACACAACAAATACTGGGTATGGTGCTGAACTTGTTCCATGAGCAATTCAGACAACTGACTTTCTTGATCTTGTTCCACAATATTCTTCATTCATCGGCGCACTTCGTGGGTTTCATGGAAGAAATCTGAACAAAATTCAAGAAGTTCCAGTGACTGGATTTCTGCCAAAGCACCAGCTTGTAGATGAAAGCACAACTTGAAGCATGACTTCACTTATCGCACAAGGGCTTTGAAAAGTTCCAACTGCGAAAGTTACTCTGACACAAAAGAAATACTTATTTTCAGTTGATGTTTCTGATGAAGAAGTGAGATTTGTCAATGTAGTTGATCTTGTCGCTCTTATCAATAAGAAACTTGCAAGAAGTGCCGCTGAAACACAAGAAGCTCTTATATTAAATGGTGATGTGGTTACTGCTGCAACTTGAAATGTAAATCTTGACGACGCTGCACCTACTGCATGAACTTATTTCTTATGAGCTGATTGAGTGAGAAAAAGCGCAATTGGAAAGTCAAATACAGTTGATATGTGAACAATCGCATTCGCTGACTTTACTTCACTTCTTGGAAAGCTTGGAAAGTTCGGATCAAGACCATCAGATCTTCTTTGGATATTCAATCAGAATACTCTTGTTAAATCAATGGAAGTTGCAGAATTCGCAAATCAGTATATAAATGGAAAGACTTCGACAGTAAACACTGGGGCAATTACAAACATTCTTTGAACAGATGTTTTCACTGCTTACGATTTCAATCTTACAGAAGCTGACTGAAAGATTTCGACAACTGCATGAAATAACACGAAAGGTTGAGTTGCACTTATTCATCGCGACGCTGTTCAATATTGATATTCATGAGATTATCAAGTTGAAATATTCAGAGCGCCTTGAAAAGGTTGGCAAATTCTTGGTTATTATTACATGGGTGTCGGAATTGCTGACACAATCGCATGAAATACAGAGCCAACAATTGCACTTGGTATAAACGCAACAGTTTAAATCTAAACCTGCAACGCTTCACTTTGATTGTGTTATTCCGAAGCGTTGTGGTTTGTATTTAATAAATAAAACATTATGCAATCATATCAATATCTAGGCAAAGAATATACACTTATTCAGATTGAAAAGTGAGCGCCAAAAGTGAAAGTTGTCGAATGAGAAATCGTGACTTCTGATCTATGAGATAAAATCTTTCTTGCAAACAAATTCAAGAAGATCGAAGTGAATGTGAAAATCAAGAACGACTGAAAAGATGAAATCACCTTAAATGTTAAAAACAAGAAATAATGTCATATTTATCGACGGCAGACATAAACGCATATCTTTGAACTTCGTGAGAAGATACGCTGATCGCGACTTTAAATAAAAGCGCAGAAATCATTTTCAATAATCTGATTTGAAGTGATTGATTGTCTTCATGAGATGTGACTGAAAAATTCTCTTATCCGACAATCGCAGACAACAACTGATTTTTCATCGGCCATATTCTATATTTGAAGAATATCAATCCGACCGTCATCAAAGAAGTTGATTGAGTTGCAGTCACTTCATGAGAATATGAAATCACATGACAAAAAGTTTTCTTGAAGAACGCTCTTTCATTTCAGTCAGCTTTTCCATATAAGAATTCGATCTTATATACAGCTTGATTTTCGACAATTCCAGATGATGTAAAACAAGCGATTTATATGATTGTCGGCGCGTTGTATAATACAAGAACTTCACAATGACTTGATAATTTCAGACAAGACTTGCTTGCAGTTACTTATTCAAAGACTTGAACTCTTGAAAGCATAATCGATCCGAACAGCTTTTCACTTCTTTCATCAATCGTGAACAAATATAAAGTTCCTTTGATATTGAGTTCATGAGCTGACAGAACAATTTATTAAAATTCGAATATGCTCGCACACAATAACAATATCGTTTCAGTTTATAGACTGACAGACACAGCGTGAGAAAGATGATATGTTTCAGCTGTCACTTGACTTTCGGTTTATTTACAGAGCAAAGAAGATCGAATTGAAAGTGGCTTCGATAATCAAGGCGCTTTTTTTCCTTTCTTGATGATGACGAATTGAAAGCCGAATATCTTGATTTGAGATAAGATCACAGACAGAGAATGAAATGCTTATCATGTGAGATGAGCGCAGACTTTCAAAGATCTGACTTGAACACATTCAGAATACAGCTTGTCTCTTAAATACGATTAAAATATGAAAATCAATATCGAAACAAATTTTGACTTGAAGAAACTCGATATCGATGTCGTAAATATGATTTGACTGAAAGCGAGTTCTTCTGATATCAGATGACAAGCACAAGACAATGCACCATATCAGACTTGAAAGCTTCGTCAATCGATCTGAACAGAGCCGGGCATTATAACACCATGAACGAAATCAGTGAAGATCTGACCGAGAAAAGTTGTATATGCAATCAGACGCGAATTCGAGAACTTCAAAAATCCGACAAAGAAGTTTTATATGAAAAGAGCTTATGACACAGCAGAAGAAGTTATCAAGCGTGAATTCACAAAGGCAGTCAATTTAGTCATTAAAAAAATCAAGAAATAATGTGATACAATTCAATCTGAAATTCGATATATAATATCGTGAACTGACTTGTCGCTTGAACAAAACTTCAAGCCGTTTATAATTACGACGCGAAATCAAGTGAAGTCTTTCCATATGCGATCATCACGACGAAAGACGGCGCAGAAGATATGCTTGACACAGCTTCGAACTTGATGACATATAATTTTCTTGTTCGCGTTGTGAATATAAACAAAGATGTTTCAGCTCTTGAATGAGTGATGAGACAATTATGCGATGATATTCTTGCAGAACTTCGAAAAGAAGCGAATGAAACTCTTTCTTGAACAGTCGATTTATTCTTGCCGTCACAAGTGACTTGGGGTTGGGCTGATTGAAGTGAGCCGACAAGAATATTCGAAATCAATATTGAAGTTCAAAAAATCTTTGCAATTTAATAAAAAGCAATACAATAAAATTATATTTTAATTATTCAATCATGGCGAAAGAAAAAAAGACTGATGAAATTGAAATCATCGAAGTCGGATCAGATAAACAAACATATTTTTTTCCGAAAACTGAACAAGTAAAATCAAAAATTTAATTCTTTATTTTTACCATTATGGCAAAAGAAATTTGAAGATTGCATTCATTCTGAATAGGTTATGAAGCAACACCATGAACACCGGCAACGATTGATTATTGGCTACCACTTGAAGAATGAAATGTGAAG